AGATGTTGCTGTAGTAGGACAACTTACGCTTTTGCTTGCGTGCTTGCTCCTTGCCAGCGTCGGTGCCGTTGTTCCAAAGTTGAGAGTTGTACTCAGAGATGGGGCACTTCTGTCCCAAAGTAGTCAAAGAATTCTCGATCAACCAACCACCAGGGCCTTGGAATGCATGAGTATAGACTCGTGCCCAAGGAAGATCGCAACCCTCTGCTTCGGGAAGGAAGCGGATGATGGCGAAACCATTACCAGTCTTGTCAACTGATGGTTTCCAGATACGCTCATCAGCACCGTTGCCCCCTTTGTCGTTAAGTTTCTCGACAGACTTGATCAGTTTTTCGGTAAGGGAACCAGTGCGGGATTGCTTTTTAAGATTTTGAAAAGACATAGGATTAATTAGGATGGATTAGGATTCGTTGGATAATGACAGGTCTATTATAGTGGATGACCTACTACCTGTCAAGGGATTTTTGGAGTTTCTCGATGGTGTGGTTCAGTGTCTCGAAGAACTTTTCCATGCCATCGATCTCGTTGTAACCAAACATCTTCGCTGTCTCGATGACCTTCTCCTTGATCAGGAGGGCATCGGGATCATCAGACAAAGAGACACGGAAGAAGAAAATCTTCTGCTTCTCAAGAAAGGTCTTGAGAGTCTCAAGGTGCTCTCTCCTCTGCTCATAACTATAGTTTGCAAGATTCAATAGATCAGTTGACAACTGTGTCTGAAGTGCTTCCAATTCAAATACAGATTCTCTTACAACCTCGGAATCAAAAAATTTACTCATACGACCTGCTCTTTTAGAATTGACTTGAATTTGGTAACATCAATATTTAGAAAGGGTTTATATTTTTTGATTTTGAGACTTACGGTTTCCCACACTGGGTCAGTAAGTTTCTTGTCAAAGTCTTTAGTGTAATCAAGAATCATATCCAAGATTACCATAGTCTCAATAGACAAAGCACCCTGTAGATGTTTCTTCAGCACCTCAGGATGGGATTGACCCTTTACAGTAAACAGGTCTTGAAAGTTTTCTTTCTGAAAAAATACTTCGACTTCCGTTTGGAAAAGATAGGTTAAACCCTGGAACCTTTTCGCCCAGGCCTTGTAACTATCTTCTCCAGATGAAATGATCTCACCAATCCATAAACGATCGGGATCATCACATTCTACAAAGTTTGCGAGGAAATAATCTTTAATTTCCTCGTCACTCTTCTTACGAGACATTCTCTCAAAGAAGTAACGATCTTTGCGATTGTTGTACGCTTCTTTGGATGCTCTTGATTTACCAGAATACTTAAAATAACTGTAACTTACCTTGGTAAAATGATTTTTAAATGCAAGGTAAGTCTTGTAAACATCAATCGGTGTCATCATCAACTTGTTCAAAGTCCTCAATTTGTTCTGCTTTGACTTCATGCTCACCACCAATGAGATACCAGTGGTGTCCAGCACGCTCGCCAAGGTACTTTAGTTCATTATCAATCCATGCATTTTCACGCATTGCTGCCTGAATTTTATAATGCATGAGTTCACTTTTGGAAATCATAACGGAAGTTTTGCTCTTGTAGTTTTCTTGAGGAAGTTGAGTTGAATTGCGTCGTACTTGAGTTTTTCTTTCAGTGGTTTTGAAATCAGTTTACCAACTGACTCCATCTCGATTTTGTTCTCTTCACAGAATGTGAGGATTGCATCAATATAATTAAAGTTGTAAGTCTTAACTAGACTTTCAATTTCCTGTGCAAACTTTGCTTGACACAAGAACTTCTCCTTGATGAGGTCATCAACTTGATTCTCCATAGGCTCCTGTTTTGTGTTCGACAAACTTTCGGATGTACTCTGTGAGAAGTTTAATATAGTGACCCTTGTTGCGTTTTTCATAGACTTTACACTCTCCATTTTCGGCAACCATAATGGTAATAAGTTTCTTAACTGGAATACCAGTCATTTCATAGTACATGCAAGCGTAAGCAGTCTCTTGCACGAAGTAATTTTCAATCCATTCTTCGGGTTTTATCTTCGTCGAGGTCTTAAAGTCGATGACCGCAAGTTCTCCATCATACTCTGCGATGCAGTCAACTCGACCAGCAAGACCAAGATAGTCACTATACAGTGACTTCTCTAAAGCATGTATGTTATTTATACGATCAAGATTTTCCTTTGCCGAAAGGAGCAAAAATTTAGTTGAGGGGAGCATGGAAATGTCCTTGATAGGAACATTCTTCACATATTGTTCTACCGCATCATGAAACTTGGTTCCCCTAAATGTAGATTCTCTAGTAATTTTGTTTGCCTTCTCATCACCAACTTTCTTTCGCCATTCAACGAATACCTCACGGTTATAGAAACTCGTGACAGAGGTGATGGAAGGATACATTTTCCCAGATGGGACTTCATAGAAACGAGTCCCATCGATCATGGTTGCCTTCAGATCAGTTTCACCTTGTAAATTATCTAGATGGATGAACATTAAATACCAAGTGCGATTTTAGTCATGATGTAATTACGAACGAATCCAGATCTCACAATATCGTTGACATCATACTCCACAGTTGCGAAGTCTTCAGTCATTGCCATAATGATCTGCTTAAAGTTCAGGATTCCATTTCGTTCGTTGGTCTTCACAAGGTCAGATTGTGCTGCGTCACCGCAGAAGATAATCTTACAATTTTCACCAACTCGTGTAATTATACTATCAAGTTCGTGAAAATTCAAGTTCTGCATCTCGTCAACGATAATGATGCAGTTGTCCATGGTAGTACCACGGAGGAATGAAGTAGACCAGAAACGGATTGTCTCTTGTGCTTTCAACGCTCCGTAAAGCATTTCAAACTCATTATCATCTGCCATCTCAAACATGTACTTCACCATGTTCTTGTATGGAATCTGATAGAGAGAAGATTTATCTTCATGGTCTCCAGGAAGAAAACCAATCTCACGAGTAGCGACTAGAGAACGAACCACATACACCTTTTCAAAAGGTGTGAATTGATCCAGAACTTCTTTGAGTGCAAGGTAGAGTGCGATAAAAGTTTTACCTGTGCCTGCTGCACCATATGCAAAAAGATTTTTACCTGCTTTATACTCTTCAAAAAATTTCTTCTGATTATCTGTCAATGGTTTAATATCAACCATTAAATCAGAATTGATTGGTTTCTTCCTCTTCATTTTTCGTGAACTCATGCTACCAATACCACTGATAGAGTCACCTTTTCTTTTTCTTGCTGGCATACTTATACTTTACGGATGTTAGAACCTGGGGTTTTCTTAACTTTGGACAGAACATCATTCCATCCAGGATTCTTCTTACGAAGTTTATCCTTCCAATCACCAACTTCACCAGAACCTGGGCAAGTAGATGGATCACTCCAATCTCTCTGCCAGTCAGGATTGTCTTCACACCATTGAGACCAGTCGTGAACACTCATGCTCACATCTTTTTGTTCACCAGTCTCTTTATGGATTACAGGATATGTTGCCATAGTTACTATTTCAATGTGATGTATTTAGACCCACTCAAGTGCTTCAGCAACAGTGGGAAACTGTTCGATGAATACTTTCTTACATGCCTCTGCAACTTGCATATGTTCTTTCTGAGTTCCGTGTGCAGAACGCAGAGTGATGTAATGAATCCAAGAACGGCAAGAACCCGTCATGTAGATTCTGGTGGGCGTGCATAGTGGAAGCACATTTCTTGCACATTCTTTTGCCACACCTCGATAAAGCATCTGTTGATAAAGTGCCATGCAAGAATCAAACAGAGTTTGCATTTGCAATTCCAAATTCTGTACCAAGAAGGGATCAAGATCATCAATAGAGTTCTGACGATTCTTGTCATCTTGACGACGCATTTCAGGAAGAGGAATCTTCTCAAAACCTAGCAGAGAAGAATCTGCATAGCGTTGTGAAAACTCTTGAAATGTGAAGGACCTATGTCTCAAAATTTGAGCTGCGATTGCTCTCGTAGTTTCAATCTCAAGAGTCAATGTTGATTGTTCAAACACACTCCAATGATTATGTTTGATGCAGTAACGCAATAGACCAGCATACTTTTCGTTATCCTGGTTGTTAGGGTTTGAAACTCTGGCGATGTAAGCCATAGTTTGTTCTGCGTCAGGAGTAACGCTTACAAGTTTTACAGTCATAATTCAATCAGGGTAACCATCATCGTCTTCAAAGATTTCATCATAATCTTTTTTGGGAATTCTGTTGTATGCATCGACATCCGAATAGACTTCGGACTCCAGAGCAGCAACAAGAGATTTGAGATTCCGTACAATGAGTTTTAGTTTTTCTCTTTCCATTGATCATTTACGGTATCCCTATATTATAACATAAAAAAAGAGGGGTAACAACCCCTCTGTCATTTATTTACTTTCCAACTAAGTTTACTAAGTGATTTTAAACTGACCCACTTACCGTAATGTATACCACGATAAGTCAAAAACGCAAATGTTTTATCTGGGTCATGGATTTTAGGATCATATTCTGGAAGATCATAATACAATTTGATCTTCAGCATTTAATACCCCCTCTGCAAAAGAAGGAGTTCTCCATAAATCATACTAATGAATGCAACACAACCTAGGGATGCGAATCCGACTACTTGTAATGCTTCCATGACGATCACTTAGCGTAAGTGCGACCGCGATAGCAGAAAGTGCCGTGAGACTCTTTTGCTGCTTTGTGGACTTCACACTTTACACCACGATATGCGGTGTGAGTGATCTGTGCATCATGAAGTGCAGATGCCTTGGTGATCTGCTTCTTGATGAGATTGAGGGTGTTCATAAGTTTACTCCTGAAATACTAGGGATTTACGCCCCGTTCCTTCAGTCGTTTGCGTCCCAGTAGTAGTTGCATTCAGGCACAGAGTCCTTAATGGTCTCCACCAACTCGATCTGAATCCTAGGTTCAAGATGTTCTTGTGCCTTAATCTTCAGCATTAATGCATCAGCATCAGCACAAGTAATCGATGAATACAGTAGTAGTTCGATCATGGGATGAACGCTCCGTTCCGCGACTTACTTGCGTCCCACCCGAGAGCGGGATGAACGACTGGTCTATTATAGACCATATGTTTTATATAGTCAAGTCTTTTTGTAATTTACGATACAGTTTTATCATCTCTTAATAAATCAGACACAACGGTCTCTGTACCGTCCATAACCTTGATCTGATAGAGATTGGACTTCATGTATTTCTTGATTTTTTTATACTCTTTTTTTACTTGCTGAATGCCATCTAGATCAATATCAATTTTAAAATTCTTATCACTCATTTCTTTTTCTTACTAGCAGGACATGAATTCCAAAGTTTTGGATTTATAGTTCCTTCAGATTGTTTGAATCCAATGAAACCATCTTTATACTCATCCCAATAATGATCAAAAATATCAACTTGTTTGTTGCCAACAACTAAATCAAAACGTCTTCTACCATTATCATAATACTCAACAAGATAAGAAGTGTACGGCAGAGACTTATCCTCTGCCACAGTAGGATCACAATCTTGTTGTAATATTTTAAGTTTGCTCAACTTCTACCTCCCCACTGGATATCTGGGTATGCTTCTGACACAATTTCTTTTGTAATTTTGTATTTAGTTTCCAGTTCCTTATCTTTAACAAGACAGAGAATCTCAGCATCAAGTGGATGCAGACCTTCAAGAATCTGAATAAACATTGTTTCTCTACGCAGAGACTTCAATTGATCATTACCACCCTTACAAAAATTATAGAACTTAGTCCATTCCTTTCTGATTGTAGTCTTGCCTTTCTTCATATCTGCAGCGTTACCAAGTGAAGTAGTATCAAAATACTCCATGGTGCCGACAAGTTGATTTACCTTGTCACTCAAAGTGCCAGAGGAAATCTGTTCGTCTTTAAGACTTGAATATGGAACTTCTCCAGGAGGAAGTAAAGAGATTACAGTCTCATCAAAATTCCAAATGAACAATGCCTTTAATGAATCATGCTCATACTTTTTAAGGACTTCCACCTTCTTTGCTTTGGTTCTCTGCTTGTTCAGTAAAGCAAAGATTTCAAAAGTAAAGGGATTAGGTGGAAGTTCTAGTGTTGTCTTAGGGGAAGGTTTTTTAGTTGTCGTCTTCCTCGTAGTCTTCTGTTTCGTAGTCATTTTCAAATCGTACCGCTAAAATTTCATCAGGTAAAACATTACCATACTCATCCAACATTTCGGGATGCATGTAAGGCACCGCCTGCCTTTGGAACTGCTCGTTAACAATATATCCAATTATACCACCAATGAGTAAAAACTGGAATGTTAGCAAAGAAAAAATAGTTATTGTTGCAGCAGTCATAGCCCTTCTCCGAGAGATTTTTTTCTAATGTCTAAAGATACCTCAAACTCAAAATGAATCTCTCTTTTGAAGAAGGAGACCATTTTGGCAAACCTCACATAGTTGCCCTTTTGAGGTTTTGGTCCCCCTCCCAATATAAGTTCTACACCTTTATTTATTGACAGATCAGAGGAGTTTTTGTTCCCTGAGATATTTGACTGTTTCACTGCACCCTCCGAGTTTCTTTTGGTCCATCAGGATTTGAGGGAATGTTGTACCTTCACCAAATTCACCGTAGAATTCTTCCCTAGTGAAATCTCTGCCGAGTTTATACTCAACATACTTTGCTTCAATCAAATCAAAGACTTGCACAATCTTTGTGCAGAAAGGACATCCATCCTTTGAGTATACAATAAAGTTCATTTATTTTCTTCGTAAGGATGTGCCTGCTTCAGTTCTGGATTAGGTTGTGATGGAACAGTGGGATTGCGATCCAGATTCTTGATAACAATAAAGGTATCCTTGTTGTATTTACGAGTGCCTTTGACTGGTGCCCACTTGGTTCCAGCACCCTCAATCTCATAGACTGAAGTTCCACCAATTTCTACAGCAACATTATCATAGCAGTCCCAACCCAACTCTGCAATAGTGTTTGCAAGTTGTTCATAAACAGTTTTCATCACTGCTGCTGCTTTTCTTTTTGCGATTAGGGAGTCATCCATAACATCTTCCTCAACATCAAGTTTTCCAATCATTTAAATCCCTCTGGTTTTGATACTACTTTGTCCAAGACTTCTACATGAGAAAGATAACTGGTGCCTGCCCATTCAAACCAATAGTTTCTGGCGGTCTCCCAGTCATCAAACTCAATTGCTTTTCGGTTTTTGAAAACTAATTTGTACCTATGGCGATCATAGGACTCACTTGAAGTTTCAGTGAAGTACATAGGATCACCAGGTTGAATCAAATCATACGACATTTTTCATCGCAGCAATGTCATTATCAAAGATCTCAAGACCCTTGTCGGTCAGGATGTGATTGTACATCTGCTCAAAGACCTGAGGAGGCATGGTGACTACATGAGCACCATTGTACCAGGATCGTACTGCACGCTGGACGCTACGGATAGATGCAGAGAGCACCTGTGTAGGACAACCATGAATGGCGTACAGTTGAGTAATGGAGCGAACAACCTCCAGACCTGCAACAGACTGGTCATCCAAGCGTCCCACAAAGGGAGACACATAGAATGCACCTGCTCGTGCTGCAAGAACTGCCTGAGCGGCAGAGAAGATCAGAGTCACATTGACTCGGATATTGTTGAAGGAGAGTTCCTTACAAGCAATCAGTCCCTCACGAGTCAGAGGGACTTTGACAGTGGTACAGAAACCAAACTCTTCAAACAGACGACGACCTTCATTAATCATCTCTTGAGCGTCACCAACAACTTCCATGCTGATGTCATTGATGCCCATGTCTTTGATCTCTTGATAGACATCTTCAGGATTCCTGCCGCTCTTACGAATGAGAGTAGGATTCGTGGTGATGCCATCAAGCAGACCAGTCTCATGGTGCTTGTGAATAAGTTCAGTGTCTGCGGTATCTAGGAAAATTTTCATCATTCAACATGTACAGTGCCAATCATGCCAGCGCCTCGGTGAGGAGCACACCAATAAGTGTAATCACCTGGATCGTTAAAGGTGATATCAAACTCTTCACCAGGAAGCATAGCGAGTGATTCGTGAGAAAGATCAGAACGACCTTCCACGATCACATTATGTGGAGGAAGCATATTGTTCACAAAGTGAACTGAATCTCCTGCAGATATTGTAACATCAGATGGTTCAAAAATCAAGTTTCCATCATATCCCATTTGAACATCAACTGCCCATGCTGGAGCAGAGAAAAATAGCGTAGCGAGAAGTGCGAAAAAGAACTTCATGAAAGTATACGCGACTACACTATCTAGCGTAAGTTCGAGTCTCTGTATCTAGGATTTGTCTTGACTTCCTGACTGATCATCTCACCAAATTTTGTTACACATTGACCCCACTTTTTTCTTAACATTTTTGCCTTTTCTTCATCTTTATTTTTAAACTTTTCCTTATACCACTCGTACCAAATCTTAGCGCATTCGTCTGACTTCTTCTGGAGATGCGGTTCCCGATACATAGGAAACCTGCTTGGGTTGTGTGCCCGTGACTACATTACTATTTACATCATTCCAATGCCGTATGACTCCCGATACAATAAAAGCGTTAGTGACCATGTAACTAACAAATATACTGGTGCGTATGAGAGCAACATAATTATCGTAAGGAGCTGTCTTGTCGTCACTGAAACTTCCTAGAGAGTACTTCCATATATCCCATATCTTATGCATAAAAAAGAGGGTCGTATGACCCTCCTATTATATCAGACATCTAGATCCACATCAACCAACAGGATGATCTCTTAGTACCTCCCGTTTAACACGATTAAGAAGTTTGTGTCTTACTGCCCAAAGATTTTAAAAGTCATAAGCACGAAGATTGAGAGCAGAAAGGTGATTAACAATTGTGAGCATACTATGCTTTAACCTCTTTTATTTTTGCTTTTACTT